TCGAGACGCTCTACGACGTCGGCACCGATCCGGTGATCGGCGACAACGGCAACTGGCAGCCCCAGGGCGCGCCGGTCGACATCGCCGACGGCGGCTCGATGGCCTTCACGGCTGCTTCGCTGCTCGGCGGCATCGTGACGGCCACGCCCACCACGGGCCGCAACGTGCAACTGCCGCTGGGCAGCGCGCTGGACGCCGCCGGCACCTTCGCTGTCGGCGACTCGTTCGACTGGACGCTGATCACGCTGGCCGGGTTCGCGCTGACCATCACGGTCAACACGAACATGACCATCGTGGGCGCGGCTGCCACGGCTGGCACCTCCGGCGCCGCCGCTCGCTTCCGCACCCGGAAGACCGCGGCCAACACCTTCGTCACCTACCGCATCTCCTGATCGGGGTGACCTGACGCGCGGGCGGTGGTCACCAGGCTACCGCCCGCGTTTTCACATGAGGAGCGCACCATGCCGCTGAAGATGGGGTACGGCAAGAAGGCCGTGAGCGAGAACATCTCCAAGGAGATGAAGTCGGGCAAGCCGCAGAAGCAGGCTGTGGCCATCGCGCTGAGCACTGCGCGCAAGGCTGCCATGAAGGCCGGCAAGCCGAGCAAGGCACCCAAGAAGGCCATGCGATGAAGCCGGGCCTCTACGCCAACATCCACGAGAAGCGCGAGCGCATCAAGGCCGGCAGCGGCGAGAAGATGCGCAAGCCGGGCTCCCCGGGTGCGCCGACCGCCAAGGCGTTCCGCGAGTCGGCCAAGACCGCCAAGAAGCGAGGCAGCAAGTGAGCGATTTCCCTGTTCTGGTCTACCGCAGCCCGGGTCCGTTTCGCGGTCACCTCGGTGCGTCCTACACGTACCGGCAGGTCACCGATGATGGGGATCTCGCTGCCGCGCTGTCGAGTGGCTGGTTCCGTACCGCCGACGAGGCCATTGCCGCAGCCGGTGAAGCGGCCTACACGCACGGCCTGACCAAGAAGCAACTCGCCCGGGTGCTCAAGGACAAGCCCTGGCTGCGCGCCGCGCCGCCCAAGGTCGAAGCACCTGTCGCCGCACCGGTGGAGGTGCCCGACGACGATGCGCCGCCGACTCGCGCAGAACTGGAAGAACAGGCTACACTACTGGGGATCAAGTTCGACGGGCGCACGACCGACAAGCGCCTCGCCGACCGCATTGCCGAGGCGATGAAAGGAGCCTGATCGTGGGCTACAGCAAGCGCCAGTTCCTGACCGCAGCCTTCACCGAGATCGGGTTGGCGAACTACGTCTTCGATCTCCAACCCGAAGACCTGGAAACGGCGCTGCGTCGTCTCGACTCCATGATGGCCGAGTGGAACGCCAAGGGCATCCGTCTGGCCTACCCGATCCCCGGTTCGCCCGAGGACAGCGACCTCGACGCGCAGTCTGACGTGCCCGACAGCGCCAACGAGGCCATCATCACCAACCTGGCGATGCGGCTGGCACCGAGCTACGGCAAGCAGGTCTCGCCGCTGACGATGACGACCGGCAAGATCGCCTACAACACCCTGCTCTCGCGTGCCGCGATGCCGATGGAGCAGCAGATGCCTGGGACGATGCCTGCGGGTGCTGGCAGCAAGCCGTGGCGCATGTACGATGATCCGTTCTTGCGTCCGCCTGTCGAGCCCGTGCTGACGGGTCGTGACGGCCCGCTGGAGTACAACTGATGCCGACCATCAATCAACTGCCGCTGCTGGCGTCGCCGGCTCCCGGCGATCAGGTGCCGGTGTACAGCACGGAGAACGGCGACGCGCGGCGACTGCCCCTGTCGGAGCTTGCCACGTTCATCGAGAGCATCATCGAGCCTCTGGAGTTCGGCGACGGGCTCCAAGACGACTCGGTGGCCAATCGCATCTTGCCGCAGGTCGCCAAGTCGTCCAACTACACCCTGGTGGCGTCGGACTCTGGCAAGCACGTGCTCGCCACCGCCATCGGCTTGACGCTCACCATCCCGAGCAGTCTGGAAGTGCCGTGGCCCATCGGCACGGTGCTGACGTTCGTCAACAGCGCTGCGGGCAACATCAGCATCGCCATCACCGCCGATACGATGACGCTGGCCGGCACCACCACGACCGGCACCCGCACCCTGGCGCAGAACGGTCGCGCCGAGGCCCTGAAGATTGGCGTGGGGGTGTGGATCATCAGCGGCGTCGGCCTGACCTGAGGCGTGGACCATGCCGACCATCAACCAACTGTCGCGCCTGGCGACGCCCATTGGCGCCGATCAGGTGCCGGTGTACTCGCCCAACAGTGGCGACGCGCGACGGGTGTCGTTGGCGGCCATTGCCGAGTACGTCAGGGGCACGACTGGTGTCGATGATGGCGTCGTCACCCTCGTCACGTCTACCAGCGTCAACGCCGAGGACGGTCAGTGCCTTGTGCTGACGGGCGGCTTTTCAACGGCCGTGTTTCTACCCTCCGCGCCTGAGATCGGCACCACGATCCAGATCGTGGTAGCCAACGGTCGCGTGGACAACGTGGTCGTGCGCAACGGCAACCTGCTCATGGGTCTGGCCGAGAACATGACCCTCGACTACGACCTTGCGGCCATCACCTTGCGGTTCATCGACGCCGCGATTGGCTGGAGACTGCTGTGAGCGTACTTTCCCAGTTCGGACCCCCGGTCCCCTACGCCGCGACTGCCGGGTCGGTGACCAACGGCGTCTATACCGTCGGCAACCAGACCATCGGTGGCACCAAGACGTTCACGAGCACCATCGTGGGCGACATCAGCGGGAACGCGGGCACGGCCACGACGGCCAACTTCGCCACGAGTGCAGGCTCGGTGACCGATGGGGTGTACACGGTCGGAAACCAGACCATTGGCGGGATCAAGACGTTCACGAGCACCATCGTGGGCGATATTAGCGGGAATGCTGGGACAGTGACTGGTGGGGTCTACACCACCGGCAACCAGACCATCGGTGGCACCAAGACCTTTAGCAGCACCATCGTCGGTGACATCAGCGGAAACGCGGGCACCGTGACTGGTGGGGTCTACACGACCGGCAACCAAACGATCGGCGGCACTAAGACGTTCACGAGCACCATTGTCGGCGATATCAGCGGGAACGCGGGAACGGTCACGAACGGGGTCTACACGACCGGCGACCAGACCATCGGTGGCACCAAGACGTTCAGCAGCACGATTTCCGGCGACATCAGCGGCAACGCGGGCACGGTGACGAACGGGGTCTACACCACCGGCAACCAAACCATCGGTGGGACCAAGACGTTCACCCTCAACCCGATTCTGTCGGCGGGGACGGCCAACGCCATCCTGACGCTGGACGGGAGCAAGCAGGTTGCTGCAACCAGCGGTCTGACCTGGGACTCGACGAATCGCAATCTGTCGCTCGACATTCTTGGGAACGCATTTAACCTCGGTCCTGGTCCGGGAACATTGGCTACTGTTGCGGCGTGTACCGCGATTGGTCGCCTTGCGTTGCAGATCAATTCCACGGGCGTCCACAACACGGCGTTGGGGAGCCAAGCCTTACAGAACGTTACGGCCAACGGATTCAATACCGCCGTTGGATCGGAAGCTCTGAAAAACACGACTGGCGGAAACAACACCGCCGTGGGCTATCAGAGCGGCGGAACGGGCGCCAATCATGTGGCCCTGGGGGCATACGCTGGTGGCGCATTCGGTGGAAGCAACAACATCGCCATCGGTTATCAGGCGGGCTATGGTCCGTTCGGTATCGCGGGGAACAACAACGTCATCCTTGGCGGCTTCTCTGGCAACCAGCACGGCATCGACATCCGCACCACCAGCGGCAACGTCATCTTTGCTGACGGTGCCGGTATTCCGCGGGCCTTCTACAACGGCTCCGCCGAGACCTGGGACTTCCGGACCGGGGCATCCCCCGGCACCGTCCGACTGACCATCGGTGACTCGGCTGTAACTGTCGCCAATGTCCTCTCCCTGGCCGCCGGCACCGCGCTCCTGCCGTCTCTCGCCGGCCCGACGGACCCCGACACCGGGATGTGGTTCCCGGCGGCCAACACGGTGGCGTGGAGTACGGGTGGGCTTGAGGCGATGCGGATTACTTCCGCTGGTGAAGTCGGCATCGGCACCAGCACCCCAACGGGGTTTATCCCCCTCACGATACTCGCCAATTCCAGCAACGCGATTGCGCTGAACATTCGCGGTCGTTCCGATGGCATCGGTGTTCTGCTTTTTAGCGACAACTCCGATGTCGAAAATGGGCGGCTTGATTTTCGAACCAACTACGCCGAGATCAAGCAGGCTCGCAATGCGCCGCTGGTGTTTTCGACAAACGGCAGCGAAAAGATGCGCATCAACGCCACCGGCGAAGTCGGCATCGGCAAGACAGCGGCATCCGGAATCGCGCTCGACGTCAACGGCATCATCCACGGTGGCGAACGGATGCAATTGACCAACGGATTCGCCAACCTGTCGTTACGCGAATCGGCGACCGGCCCAGGTTACCGTTGGACACTGGTCAGTGGCACGGGCACGTTCCGCCTCCAGCGCACCCAGAACGGCCTGTACTCGGACGCCACGACGCCGATTTTGATGGATGCCTCTTGCGTCGGACTTGGGAGTTTGAACTCACAAACTTGGGCGTTTTCAAATGGTAGCGGCGGCGCTGCATTTTCGTGGAACCGAAGCAACGGCTCTGCGGAAATGAACATAGTCAACCAGTACGACAACGCCGCCCTGAGTTTCGAGTTTGCACAGAAGACCGGGGCCTCCACAGCGTCCGTGCTGTATTCGTTCGGCACGTCCAGCCACCAATGGTATGTTAGTGGTGCCGAGAAGATGCGCATCGACAGCGCGGGTGACGTCGGTATCAACGAGAGCGATCCCGACTACAGGCTCGACGTCAACGGCACCTTCGGATTCACGCCCGGCGCATCTGTCACTCCGGTGGACAACGGCGACGTGGTCTTCGAGGCCACGAACAACACCACCTTCACCGTCAAGCTCAAGGGCTCCGATGGCACCGTGCGCACCGGCACGATCACACTGGCGTAATGGAGAGGCACATGCTTTGGAAAATCGAATGGATGAAGAAGATGCCGCAGGCCGCGGGCATCACCGACGTCGTGGTCGAGGTCGGCTGGCGGCTCACGGGCGCCGAGGGCGAGCACACCGCGTCGGCCTACGGGTCGGTCGGCTTCACGGTGCCCGAGTCCCCGGGCGAGAACTTCACGCCCTTTGTCGCGCTGACCGAGCAGCAGGTGCTCGGCTGGGTCTGGTCGTCCGGCGTGGACCGTGAGGCCACGGAGGCCGCTGTGACCCAGCAACTCGACGCACTCGTCAATCCCCCCACCATCATGGCCACGCTACCCTGGAGCAACCAGTGACCCTCGACCCCAAGACCCCCGTGACCCTGCCGCTCGGCCTCGTCAACGACCTGCTGGCCTATCTCGGGCAGCGGCCGTACGTCGAGGTGCAGGGCGTCATCAGCGCCATCCACGGCGAGGTGATGCCGCAGTTGCAACCCAAGCCCGCCGAGCCGGAGGCCTGACCGTGGCCAAGACCCCCGCGTGGCAGCGCAAGGAGGGCCAGAACCCCAAGGGCGGCCTGAACGCAAAGGGTCGCGCCTCGGCCAAGGCGCAGGGCATGAACCTCAAGCCCCCGGCGCCCAACCCCAAGACCGAGAAGGATGCGGCGCGTCGCAAGAGCTTCTGCGCCCGGATGGAGGGCATGAAGTCGAAGCTGACCAGCGCCAAGACCGCCAAAGACCCCAACAGCCGTATCAACAAGGCCTTGAAGTCCTGGAACTGCTGACGTGCCCACCATCCCCATCGTCTCCGGCATCTACACCGACAGCGGGCCTGACGTCCGCGTGGCGTACCCGGTGAACATGCTGCCCGTGCCCATCGCCAGCGGCGCGGGCACGTCGTACATGCGCCCCGGTGACGGCCTGGTGCAGTTCGGCACTGGGCCGGGGCCTGACCGGGGCGGGATCAACTGGAACGGGGTGTGCTACCGGGTCATGGGCACCAGTCTCGTGACGGTGGCTGCGGATGGCACGGTGACGACCATCGGCGACGTCGGCGGCTCGCCGGCTGAACTGGTGGTGATGGACTACAGCTTCGACCTGCTCGGCATCGTGAGCAACCGGGCGCTGTGGTTCTACAACCCGGCCACGGGTGATCTGCGGCGCAACACGTCACTCGGCACGGTCATCGACGCCTGCTGGATCGACGGGTACTGGATGGCCACCGACGGGCAGTTCCTCGTCGTCACCGACATCCTCGACCCGTTCACCACGCTGCCGTTCTCCTACAACGCCTCGGAGCGTGACCCCGACCCGATCAACGCCGTGATCCGGCTGCGCAACGAGGTCTACGCTCTCAACCGGAACACCATCGAGGTGTTCGACAACATCGGTGGTGGCTTCTTTCCCTTCGCTCCCATCGAGGGTGCGCAAATTCAGAAGGGCTGCGTGGGCGTGCAGGCGTCGTGCATCTTCATGGAGACCATCGCCTTCATCGGCGGTGGCCGCAACGAGGCACCCGGCATCTACCTCGGCGTCAACGCCACGGCCACGAAGATCAGCACGCAAGAGATCGACATGCTGCTGCTCAGCTACACCGAGCAGGAACTGGCCCTCCGCGTCAAGATCGAGGCGCGCAACGACCTCAACCACCAACTGCTGTACGTCCATCTGCCCGACCGCACGGTGGTCTACGACGCCGCGGCATCGCAGGCACTCAACCAGCAGGTCTGGTACACCCTCGTCAGCACGCTGTCGGGTTTCGCGCAGTACCGGGCTCGGAACTTCGTCTGGTGCTACGACAAGTGGGTCGTGGGCGACCCGCAGTCCAGCGCCATCGGGTACACCGACCGCGACACCGGCTACCACTGGGGGCAGAAGGTGCGCTGGGAGTTCAGCACACCCATCGTCTACAACCAGTCCAACGGCGCGATCTTCCACGACCTCGAACTGGTATCGCTGCCGGGCCGCATCGCACTCGGCCTGAACCCGCAGATCAGCACGTCGTACACCATCGACGGGATGTCGTGGTCGCAGCCGAAGTACAGCTTCGTCGGCACCGTCGGTAACCGCTCCAAGCGTGCCGCGTGGCGGCAGCAGGGCATCATGCGCAACTGGCGCGTGCAGCGCTTCCATGGCGACTCGGATGCCCATCTGTCGTTCATCAGTCTGGAGGCCCGGCTTGAGCCGCTGGCATACTGATGGCGACGACCAGCAAGCTCAAGCTGACGCGCGACCAACTGGCGTCGTTCCTGAAGGATCACGAGCAGATTCGTCAGTTCGAGCGCCTGTTTGCCACGGCGTCGGAACTGGAGCCGACGACCCTGAGCGACATCATCGTGTCGCTGGCGCTGGCCGAGATCAAGGCCGGCGAGGCGCTGGATGGAATCGAGTCCCTGCGCCGCGACACCGCGACCACTGACGCGCTGACGCAGGCCCAAGTGGCCCAGGTGCAAGCGCAACTGGCTGCGCTGGCCCAGCAACTCGAAGACGGCCGCATCGCGCAGACCGCCGCGCTGCTCGATGCCCTGCGTTCGCAAGTCGAGGGGTTGCAACTCGCCCCGCCCCCGCGGGAGCGCAGGCGCACGCGCTACGGTCAGTTCTACGACACCACCACGCAGAACGTCGCTGTGGTCAACACCGCCTACGCGGTGACCTTCAACACGACCGACATCAGCGACGGAGTGCGGCTGCGCTCACCGAGCACCAGCGAGATCGAGGTCGATACCGAGGGCCTCTACAATTTCCAGGTCTCGGTGCAGATCGACACGACCAGCGGGGGCACCGATCTGGTGTACCTGTGGTTCCGCAAGAACGGCACCGACATCGCGGATTCCGCGTGCAGGGTGCAGATTCAGGGCAACAATGCCGAACTGCTCCAAGCGTTCAACCTGTTCGTGAACATGGCCCCGGGCGACTACGTGGAGTTCATGTGGGCCGCCGACGATCTGGACGCCGAGCTTGCGTCGTTCGCCGCCACGGCCTTTGCCCCGGCCATCCCGTCTGTCATCATGACCGTCTCCAACAACATCCGAGGTGAACTATGACCGTCACCGCTGCCGTACTCGTCCCGCCCCTGCAGATGCAGGCCACGCAGACCACGCAGTACACCGCCCCCGCGAGCACCAAGGCCATCATCGACAAGGCCACGGTGACCAACACCGACACGGTGGTGCGCAACTTCAGCGTCAACCTGGTGACCAGCGGCGGCTCGGCCGGCAACGCGAACCTGGTGATCGACGCCCGGGCCGTGGTGCCCGGCGAGACCTACACGTGCCCGGAGTTGGTCGGCCAGGTGCTGGAGTCGGGCAGCTTCATTAGCACCATCGCCAGCGCCGCTTCGGCACTGACGCTGCGGGTGTCTGGTCGAGAGATCACTTGAGGGCTACAATGAGCGCGCCGAGTTCATGGCTGCCGGCGGCCTCCGAGGACGCCATGATCGACTCCCTGCGCCAGCACTTCAAGTCGTTGATGCTGCCTCCCGCCGCGGAGGAGTGGCTGCTCATGCTCTGGCATGCCACGCAGGTCTTCGACGATGTGGCTGACAACGACCCGGTGCGGCGGGTAGACCTCGATGCGGCGATCTGGAACACCCTCGTCGCCATGCCGAAGAACCCGTTCTTCCAGCAGCACGCGGGTGATCTTCTGTCGGCAATCTCCGTCGCGGTTCTCAAGTGGCAGGCCAGTGACGCTGCCGAGCGCACGGACAATGCCAGCGCCAAGTCGTACATGTGGCGCGCAGGCTACTACGACGTGATCCTGCTTGTCGTCCAACTTGTCCACGGCCCCGCTGCTGCGACCGCTGTCGCCCACAAGGTCATGGACCTGTACGGTGAGACGCTGGACGACTACATGAAGGAGGTCAGTCATGCCTGATCCAACCGGCGGCCTCATCATAGGCTCGACAGTCCTTGGCAGCGCGATGCAGTCTCGCGCTGCCAGCAAAGCCTCCGACGCCCAAAGCCAAGCCGCCCAGGCCGGCATCGAGGAGCAGCGTCGCCAGTTCGACGAAATCCAGAAGCTGCTGGCTCCATACGTCGAAGCGGGCACGGGCGCCATCGGTCAATTCGGCCCGTACCAAGAGGCCGGCGCAGCCGCATTCGAGCAGCAGCAGGCACTGGCAGGCATCCTTGGCCCCGAGGCGCAGCAGCAGGCCATCAGCCGCATCTCGCGCAGCCCGTTCCTTCAGAACCAGATCGAGACGGGTGAGCGCGCCCTGCTACAGCGTGCCGGTGCGACCGGCGGGCTGCGTGGTGGCGACATGCAGGCTGCGCTGATGCAGTTCCGCCCGGCCATGCTGCAGCAGGCCATCGAGCAGCAGTACGGCAGGCTCGGTGGGATCGCTGGCACGGGGCTCGGTGTGAACCAGATGCTGTACAGCGGCGGCCAGGCATCAGCGGCAAACCAGGCGATGGCGGGTCAGAACATGGCCAATAGCGTGGGCAACCTGCTCGCGCAGCAGGGCGCTGCCCGGGCCGGTGGGATCATGGGCGCGGCGTCGCCGTTCGTCCAGATGCTCCAGATGCCGATGCAGTTGGCCGGGTACGGGATGGCGACGGGTCGGGGTCCGTTTGGGAACCTGTTCGGTGGGACGCCGGGAACGATCCCCCAAACGCCGGTCTGGAGCGGTGGCGGCACGGGGCCGATTGGTGACTTCGGGCCGCCGGTCTGGGGTGGAGGCTGATCATGGTGCAACCTATTCAGTACGTCACGCCGGGCGCGTTCGATCCGTTCAACAGCCTGATGCAAGGCGTGCGCCTCGGGGCCACGTTCGAGGAGATGCAGGCTGCCCGGCAGCAGCGCGAGATGCAGCAGCAGCAGATGCTGATGCATCAGGACATGGTGCGTTCGCAGCAGCAGGCTCTGCAGCAGAAGGCGATGCAGGAGCAGGCCCGTCAGGAGGAACTGGCGCGGCTTCAGGCCATCCCCTACGATCAGATGACCAAGGAGCAATCTCTGCGGATGATGGACCTGACGCAGAGCGAGGCCACTCGTGCCCACATCGCCCGGCGGCTGGAGGCCATCCCTGCGGAGAAGCGGCAGACGCTGGCCCGTGACTACGGCAGCACCCTGATCGCCCTCACCATGAATCCGGAAGTCGGCATCCGCCGGCTGCGCGAGCGCGCCCAGGTCGAGACCGATCCCGGCGAGAAGAAGGCGCTGGAGGACGCAGTTCGTATTGCCGAACTCGACCCGATGCTGGCTGCCAGGACGATCCACGGCAGCATGCACATGAGTCAAGACCCCGATATGGTCAAGATCGCGGAGTCGGCGACGAAGTATCTGGAGACTGCAGGCAAGCCGCTGTATCCGAAGGCCGTGCCGCCGAAAACGCCCGCCACCATCGTCTCGACTGACGCCGACAAGGTGCGCCTCGGCCTGGTGGAGAACGGCAGGCCGCTGCCCGGTGTCTGGGCCATCGAGCCCGGCAAGGCGCCGCAGCAACTGAGGCCCGAGGTTGCTCGTGCTGTCGGTGGCGCTGGTGGGGGTGCTGCGAAGCCTCAAGAGGCCGAGGTCAAGAAATCCGATCTCATGGAGGCGTTCGATCCGTCTACCGGGCAGATCGTCTTCGCCACAGCGCAGGAAGTCCGTGAACGAGGGTTGACGCCAAAGTCGGGCATGACGGTGCTTGATCCGAAGGAGATTCGGAGGCGAGAAGCCGTGTTCCCCAAAGAAAACGCGGCCGTCAAGACGATCAGCAACACGATGAAGACGATTCGTGACACCGTTGACCTTTTGTTGGCGAACAAAGACGGTCTCAATGGGATCACGGGTGGTGTCTTTGGACGAACCCCTTCCATCACGCCATCATCGCTCAAGGCACAGGCCGACCTGAACACTCTCAGGAACTTGGCGTTCGTTCAGGGAATCACCGAACTCCGAAGCTCGTCTCCGACTGGCGGCGCTGTCGGCAACGTCTCGAACAGGGAAGGTGACCGATTCGATAACCTGAAGACGTCGCTTGAGCAGACCCAGTCCTACGACGATTTGGTCGCGTCTCTCAAGCGGATGAAGGCGCAGGCTCAGTCTACGGAAGACATCGTCAAGGACGCTTTTGATCGAACATACGAGTATCGGGAGCAGTTGCGTCCTGCCGCGCCTCCTCCCGCGCCCGGTCGAGGTGGTGCTCCAGCACCATCGCAACCCGCGCCGCAGACCGCAGCGCCAGTGACCGTCACGCTGCCAGATGGCCGAACTGTCACGTTCCCAAGTCAGGCGGCGGCGGATCAGTTCCGGCGCGCAGCGGGTCTGTAAGGCACGACCATGGCAACGAACATCGACGACCTGATCAAGCAGTTCGGTGGCACGGTGACGCAGTCTGCTGCGCCGGACCTTGCCGCGCTGGCTGCGCAGTACGGTGGGGCGATGCAACCCGTCACGCCCCCGGGCCAAATCCCCGGTGCTCCTCCGGGTCTGGTCGCACCCCCGGCGATGCCGGAACCCGCCCCCATCGGTCAGCGCATCATCTCGACCGTGCGCCCCACTGTCGAAGCGCTTGGTGCGGCCGGTGGTGCGGTGATCGGGGCTGGTGGTGGAACGTTGGCAGCGCCTGGACCCGGCACCGCACTCGGCGGTGTGACTGGTGCTGGCCTCGGCTATGGTCTCGCCAAGGGCGGACTCGACCTGCTCGAACAGCAACTCGGCTACCGCCAAGGTCCGCAGACGGCCACCGAGGCGCTAACCGGTGGGGCTCGGGATGTGCTGACAGGGATGGCGTTTGAGGCGGGTGGGCGTGCTGTTGCGCCGATGATCGGCAAGGCGGTTGGCAAGTTGGCCGATTTTCCTCAGGTGGGGAGACAACGGGCTGCTCGCATTGCGCGCGAAGCACTCGGACGTGACATCAACGATGTGCTCCCGATTCTGCGCAACGCGCCTCCGAACGCCAGTGTGGCAGAGATCACCGCTGGCATGAACAATCCGACATGGCAGGCATTGGTTGACCGCGCGCTGGCTCGTGATCCGCAGTTTGTTCGCAAACTGCGATTGATGGGTCAGGACGACG